GATGAAGAAAAGTTGGAACTCGAAAATTATCGAGTTGGAACTTTCGCAATTTGATGGAGCTAAGCTATTGAAAAGGTGGCGATCCCGACAGGATTCGAACCTGTGACCATCGGCTTAGAAGGCGGTAACATACTCAGCAATTACAGCAGTAGTTCCAACTTTTGAAGGGCGCTCGCGGCCCCTAAAATGGCAAGAGTTGGAACTTTTGATCTTCGCGCTACCAAAATATCCAGTATGCGATTAGTCGCAAACTGGATATTTCAGCTTCGAGCAAGAGAATCAATAGCTCCGTAAGAAGCAGGACGCATACGCATTAGGGAAGTATCTGACCGCGATGCTGGAAGGCTATATGTGCATAACCATTCGCGGTCCCGTCTTCCCGAATGTAGTCGTCGAGTTCAAGCTCCTCCCCATCAAGATATTCGAGGACTTTCTCGCGATCCTTGCGTAATTCAGGGTGATTTAATTGGAGCACATCAATCATTACCTCTGCAGCTAGATCGCCAAGTACTGAAGGCACAACTTCGCCGCTCCGCCGAAACGAGAAACGCGAGGTACATGCGGCATAGATCGGCTCGACATGATTATTCTCATCGAACCAATCATCCTTGACATTGCCACAGGTTGGAGATGGCGCGCCGTGGGCGTCGCGCTGACCACAACTTAGGAACAGATTATTGTACTCCACTTGGAGTTCAGGAAAGGTAGCCCTGGGTCGGAAATGCTCAATATGAAACGTCTGCCCAGGGTAGGACAAATCAAGTCGACGTCCGCAGTACACACACAATCCTCGCTGCTCACGAAAAAACTCGCAAACCAATGCTTTTCTTACATTCTTATCGAGATTCCTGTATGTGGGCCGCCAATCCTCATTCTCATCACCCAGCCAACTAATAAATTCAGCTGGCGCGGCTTCTTTACGACTGCCCTTCATTTCTAACCCCTGAGTTTTTTAAGACGCTTCATCAAAAGCAACAACTCAGGCGGGTCACCTTCAATTTGCTTCTTAATCTGCTCAAACAACAACTCAGCGTGATCCAAGTTCTTGGTATCTATTGCATCGTTAAATCTGTCAATTAGACGGTCGCTCTCCGGGAAGCGCTCATGAGCACCAAATACGCCTTCTAACAAGTAGTTACTGGTTTGCCCTTTTGTTTTTAAAGGTATCTTTACTTCATGCCCCCCGTCTTCATTTCTTTCCAATATACGAACATGCTCTCGTTCTATCGATGATATTACTTGTGGAGAATGTGTTGTTATTATAAATTGGCATTCCTTGAATACACGGCGCAATGTAACAAGAATTTTACTTTGCCATTCCGGATGGAGGTTCAGTTCAATTTCATCTATTAATACGATACCTGGTATATCGCTCAACGAAGCGTCTGGCTTCATTAACTGAAGCCGTCGCGCTAAGTCTGCCAGAAGTATAATGAAAGATCGCTCCCCCGAGGAAAGCATGCTGACATGAACAGACGATCCGTCCTGCTTGTCAAAATAGAGTCCCACTGGATTGCGTGTCGAGGAATAAGTGACGCGTTTGAAGCCGTCAATCTCAGTGATGAGTTTTCTTATCGCCTCCAGTTGAGGATCTCTGAATTCTCTATCTAGGTCTCGTACGGTTCTAGCTTCCTGGGCGTCGTGTCTATCCCACCAAGATTCCAAATGACTAATAGCTTTAAGCTCGCCCTGCAGCGACGTTATGATAGTGGCTTTTTTGTCAACTAGTTCACCCGACATACCGCCATTGTTTTCAAACCCTCTGTCCTGTCGATAGTATACCATCAAAGGTCGTTCGACCTTTGCAAAGCCACCACTGTAAGCAGTATTGAAGAAGTTCAAAAGATCCGGGTTTTCATGCAAACCTTGATGCTCTGAATAGAGGTTTAATTTTTCCGGGAACCCAATTCCTTTAAATTCGCCCCAATTTACTTTGATGCTGATAAAAGTCGCCTGATCAGGCCGCTTCTTATCTGTTGCGGGGATCCTTGTATCCGGCCCCATCGGCTCAAACTCGTCAGAGCGCCAGGAGAATTGTATTACTCTTAACAGGGTGGCGGCGGCATCAAGGACAGAAGACTTGCCTACACCGTTTCGCCCCACAATAATGGTGAGGTCGTGATTGAACTCTAAGGCTAGCCTGTCAATCCCGCGATAATTTTCAAGGTAGAGCCTATCAATTTTCATTTTTATTATCCGCTACTAGGACGCAATCTAAAGCACTTTATAGACAATTGCGTCGAAACAGCAATCAGACCAGACATGCAATGTGAGGTTCTCGTACCGCTACTACACGCGTTTGCAATACGATCTAAGATTAGAGTCCCGGAGGTTCTACGGATTTCGGGTCTTTTCAATGGCTTGCAAAAAAGGGGACAGAAAACGGTCCCTTATTTTCATTATGCCTTTTATGCGGCCTGCCCCAGTCAAATCCTGTCAGCAGCGCCAGCTTATGCACCGTGTTTCCACAGCCGGAAAATGCGGATTGACTAATCTTCAAAATGAGAACATTTTAGGAACTTACTCCCACTGAGAGGAATATGTTCCTGAGCGCCCCTGCACTCGGGCGCGGTTCCGCGCATTCTGATTTTGGAGCGTGTCTTGCGCCTTCCTGAGACTATCGAGCGTCTGTACCTCGACTTTGACGGCTTCTTCGCGAGCGTCGAACAGCAATGCGATCGCCGCCTACGCGGTCGGCCAATCGGCGTTGTTCCCTTCGAAGGGACAGACCGCACAGCAGTCATCGCCTGCTCAAAAGAGGCGAAGGATTTCGGCGTAAAAAACGTTATGCCTATCAAGGAAGCAAAACGGCTCTGCCCAGACCTTATCCTGGTCCCCCAGAAACCCGACCTTTACAGGCGCGCTCATAACGCGCTGCTCTGCGAGATCGAGACCGTCATCGCCATCGACACGGCCAAGAGCATCGATGAACTGACGTGCGTGCTGGACGACAGCGGCAAGCGAGATCCTGAGCTACTGGCAGCTAGAATCAGAGCCGCGATTTCGGAGAACATCGGCCCCTACATCACCTGCTCGATCGGTTTCGCGGCCAACCGGCAGCTGGCGAAAATAGCCTGCAAAGCAGGGAAGGAAGAGACAAAGCGTCGAGGCGCTTACGGAAACGGATTGGCAATTTGGTGGCCCGCTATCATGCCGGACCCGCTGTTGCGCGTCGAACTGGAGGACATACCCGGCGTTGGATCTAATATGGCGAAGCGGCTTTATCGCAATGGCGTGTTCACAACCACCCAGCTTTACGCTCTGCAGCCGAAACACATGCGCAAGATCTGGAACAGCGTCAACGGTGAACGACTTTGGTATGCCTTGCACGGCTACGATATCCAGGCGCCAGCGCAGCAGCGTGGCATGTTCGGCCATGGTCGCGTTCTGCCACCAGAAGCCCGGTCGATCAGCGGTGCCTATGAAATCTCCCGCCTTCTGCTGACCAAAGCCGCCCGTCGCCTTCGCCGGGAAAACTTCTATGCAGCTGGCCTCTGGCTTTGGCTATCGGTGCGCGACGGTTCATGGTTCGGCAAACACTATCTGCCGGTCGTGAACGATGACCAAGCTATTCTGTCGGCTCTGCGCTTGCTCTGGAAGCGCGTGCGCGACGATCATCCGCGAGGTGTAACCATCTTCCGCGTCGGCGTGACGCTCTATGATTTGTCACCAGCTGGCGAACGGCAGATGGACATGCTGAATAATGACGATGCAGTGCGCCAAAAATGGGAAAAGGCAAACAACGCCGTCGATACGCTAAATACCAAGTATTCCGGCACCATCGTCAGTATGGGCGAGTGGAAGCCGCCAACTGGCGGGCACGTCGGCGGTAAGATCAGTTACACTCGCATCCCGTCGGCTGAGGATTTCTGGTGATGGGCAATTGGAAATCGACAATCAAGGTCCGCGATCTGGACGATGAGCAGCGGCTTGAACTGACCTGCAAAAAATGCGGACGCGTGACCTACGCAACAAAGCAGCTGCTTTGCGAGGGAACCGATCGTTCACAAAAATATCTGGACGAGATCGAAGCGAAGGTCCGCTGCAAGGCGCGCGGCTGCCACGGGCACATGCGCATGGCAATGGTTCGCCTGCAGGAAATGAGCGGCTTTGTCGGAGGGCTGGCATAAACACCTAAAAGCAAAAGCCCGTCAGCTAACCGGCTGGCGGGCTCAATATTCTGCGGCGCCGCGTTACGTAACACTAATTGATAAAATTTTGCTTTTTAGCGATCGCTAATAAGGTAGAGTTACGCCTTTAGTATAAGGAGGCTGACATGCCGTTTTTCAACGAAGCGAGCCGAATATATACGCCTGTCGAAGTCGATTTCTTACGCAGCTGTTTCACGAATGCAGCCGTCCTCCTCGAAGAAAGCGACCGCGATTATTCGGCCAGTGAACTCTCATCCTGCGTTATGAGGCTATACGAGCATGGATTGCGTGATTGCAATCATCTCTGCGAGCTCGCCGCCCGGCTTGCCCATCAGAAGTATGCAGTTCGAAATCACATGCCCGCATTGGAAGCCAACTCGAACGATGCCGAGGGAACCTTTTCCTAAGCGCGCGGTTTGGAGCCCCTGGTGTCAGTGACCGTTTTCCAAGCTCGGAAGCTGCGCCTACCCTGCACCGTCATGTGGGGTGCCCTTATGGGGGACGGGGACGGCGCGAGGTGCCCCCACTGACCACTACCTTGCGCAGCCCCGGCGACCTCAAAAGGCGCCGGGGTTTCGCGTTTTTCGCAAGAACAAAAATGATTCGCATACACCGGAACGAATCAAAGAGTGATTCGTTCGGACTCGGTTGAAAGTGATTCGGATGAATCGCTTTAGTTGTGCCAGGAGTATGCGAGATGGTTGCACCAAGAGCGAATTGGAAGGGCTATATCAAGTTCGGAGAGGTTTCTTGTCCAGTAGCTTTGTACACCGCCGCGTCTACTTCCGAGCGGATTTCATTTCACACAATCAACCGCAAAACCGGCAACCGGGTCAGAAGAGAATTCGTCGACAGTCAGACCGGCAAACCCGTTGAACGTGAAGATCAGGTCAAGGGATACGAAGTGGATGATCACCGATACGTGGTTCTTGAGCCCGATGAGGTAGCCGCCGCGATCCCCGAAAGCGACAAGACCTTGCAGATCGAAGCCTTTATCCCATGCGACCAGGTTGATACTGCTTATTTCGACAAGCCCTACTATCTCGCTCCCGATAAGATGGGCACGGAGGCGTTCGTCCTGCTTCGTGATGGCATGAGGAAGGCCAAGGTGGCCGCCATAGCGCGCACCGTTTTATTCCGCCGCATGCGAACGGTGCTTATCCGTGCCCACGGAAAGGGGCTGACCGCTTCCACGCTCAATTTCGATTACGAGGTGCGTTCTGCTCAAAAGGCTTTCGATGATGTGCCGGATATCAAGATTGAAGGCGAAATGCTGGAGCTAGCGGAACACATCATCGGCACCAAGGCTGGCGAATTTGACGCCAGCAAATTTGACGACCGATATGAGGAGGCTGTGGCCGAGCTGGTCAAGGCAAAGATCGAAGGTAGAACCCTTCCTAAGAAAAAGGCGCCCGTCGCGTCCAAGCCGAGCGATTTGCTGCAGGCTCTCCGCGAAAGTGCCGGTCTTGGCGCCGCGAAGACGAAGCGCACGGCAGCTAATGCGGATCGTGCCCCAGCTCGAAGAAAGGCAGCCAAAGCTGCCACAAATTCCAGAAAGTCTGCTTCCCCCACGAGACGGGCAAGTTAAGGAAAATTTGAGATGGCCGTTCGTCCATACTGGAAGGGATACCTGAAGCTCTCGCTTGTCACCTGCCCTGTCGAAATGATGCCCGCGACTTCGGAAAGTGAGAAGGTCCGCTTTCACACCTTAAACCGACAGACCCAAAACCGCGTTATCAGTCACTATGTCGACGCGGTGACCGGCAAGGAAGTCAGGGAGGGAGATGAGGCCAAAGGCTACGAGCGAGGAGAAGGTGAATATGTTCTCCTCGAAGAGGAAGAACTGGAGAATGTTGCGCTCGACAGTACCAAGACGATCGACGTTGAAATGTTCTCGCCTCGTGAAAGCATCGGGTGGATTTGGCTCGACACCCCCTACTATCTGTCTCCTAGCGATCCCGTCGGCGAGGAAGCTTTCGCGGTTATTCGCGAGGCTATGAAAGCTGAGAACAAGGTTGGCATATCGAGGTTGGTGCTGTCTCGGCGTGAACGGGCCGTTATGCTTGAGCCGCGCGGCAAAGGGATAGTTCTCTGGACACTGCGCTACGGCGACGAAGTGCGTGACGAAGACCTCTATTTTGAAAGGATTGGCGAGGAGAAGGCCGATCCGGACGCACTGCCGCTGATAGAAAAGTTCATAAAAAAGCAAACCAGGGACTGGAAGCCCGACCTGGTCCACGACCCGGTTCAGGAGCGCCTGCTTGACATCATCGCAGCCAAAAAGAAGACACTAAAAAAGCCGACGAAAGCAAAGCCGAAAGCGTCCGACGCCGAACCGCAACGTGGTAACGTGATCAACATCATGGACGCTTTGCGGAATTCGTTGAAGAACGAGACTCGAAAGTCGAAGTGAGCAATGGAAACGACGGCTTTACTTTTTTGACCGGCTGGATAAAAATTCGTTGTCCTGGCTAGGAGGGACACAGTTGCCTTGCCCCGCGCGGTTTTCGCTGCGGGGTTCTTTTTTGATCATGGCGTAGAGTGAGCGGACGCTACAAATGCTGCCCCCACCTCTCTAGCCCAAGCCTGCAGGATCAGGTTTGCCTGCATCGGCGATAGCTTCTTTTCTTGCCCGTTGATGGTGACGAATATGTCCGCCCCTCGCCGCTCTGGATAAAGATCTCGAATTGCTGTGACGGTCATCTGTGAAACCATGCCCACATTTTCACTGCGTTCTCATACAGTGAGACAATGCCGACAACGATTGCAAGAATGCCGAGCACAAGCCAACGCATGAAGCGTCCAATGGTCCGCATAGAGCGGACCAGATCCAGCCCATCTTTCAGGAGGTCGATATCCTCCTCGCGCAGCTGAGATAAAAACTCTCTGGTTTCCTCGGGAAGCTCGACTAGCCTATGTGCAATAGCCGCGTCTTGATCCATTGGTGTCACCTTAATTCCCCCTTCAGCCCATCATAAAAGCCCGCACACCGGTCTGTTCTGGCGTTCTGCCGATCGAGCGCCTCACGCTCGCGTTTCAAGATCGATAGCTTTTCCTGCCCCTCGACAAGCGGCGCATGCGCTTCCTTGCGTCGGCAATCTTCGGGATAGTCCGGCAAGTGTGTTCCGGCAGTCACCCGCCCCTCAGTTTCACCCGCTGCGATCAGCTTCCAGTCAGCGGCGCAGGAACTCAATATCGTCGTTATCAAGCAGGCAAGAGCGGCCCGCCTCAGCAAGCTTGCGTTCATAGTCGGCGATCTCCTGTTCGGTTTTTTCAGTCCGAGCCGCTTCCGCAGCCCAGACATTGCGGATCTGCTCCTGGTATGCGGCGGTCACGAATTCGCTGACCTTAAACTGACGCTGCAGTTCGTCCCGCTCGGCACGCGCTGCAGCAAGCTCGAACTGCGGCACAAGCCCTTTCTTGGCTTGCCCTTCGAACAGGAAGCCAACTGCCGGCAGATCTTTGAGAACCGGGACACCGTTGTAATAGGCCGAGCCGATGACGATCCCGGCCACCACGCCGAGACCGATCTTGAGATAATCGAGAAGGCCGAGCATCACTGTAGCCCCGCGAGGCAAAGCTCCAGTTCACCGATCCGCTGCGCATCGCCGTATTCACGGCGCTTCTTTAGGCCTTCGACAATCTTGCCGCCTGCCCGATTGAATAGCGTCATTGCGCTGCAAGCTGCCTGCCAGTTTTTTTCTCGCAAGCGCTTTGCTGCCGATGATGAACACGCCGCGCCCGTGCCGATGTTGTACGACAGGTCGAGCATCGAGGCCTGGACGCTGATCGGCGCACGATCGAAAGTGGCGATGCACTTTTGGAGCGGCTTTCGGAAATCATGCTCCAGGCGTGTTTCCAGCATCTTGAGGCATTGCGCGCGGGTGTAAGTGTCGCCTGGCTTCACGCCCTTGGTTTCGCCAGCGCAGACCGTCCAGACGCCACCCAGCTTGTCGTAATAAGCCTTGTTTTCGACGCCTTCCCACGGAACGGTGAGGTAGGCTGCGGTCATAGCAACAAGGCCGAGTCCAGACGCCAGCGCGCCCTTTGCACGTTTACTTTTCATCGGAGGAATCCTTTTGGGAAATGATGCGCGCCAGAAACGCCGCGATCGTCACGACGAATATCAAGAGGCGAAACCATCGGTCAGGAATGAGGGTTGTGTCGGCCAGATAGGGCAACACGGCTTCGAAGCCGGTCAGAATGCCAGCAACAATCAAAAGGCGGATGCTCCACGCATAGCGAAGCACCCACCTCCAGTCGGAGATGAGTTTCATGGAGCAAACTTATGTTAGGGAGTTAACTCAGCGCTCAGGCGAACGCGGCGTCGATCTGCTCGACGGTGGTGATTGTCCCAGACGCAATCTCGGCGGCAATTGCGCGTTCGAGCGCAAACATGCCCTGCACATGATCGCCTACGGCACGGCCAATCGCGATCATCTCTTCAGCGGAAAGCTGGACCCAGCCAGAGGCGGCTTTGAAGCTCACGTTCTTTGCCGGGTTCTCCAGCGCGTAATTGTATGCGCCATTGATCCTATTCTGGCTTTCAACACTGGTATCGATAATAGCGCCGTCGATCTCAATGCCTCCTGTTTCCTTCTCCCAGCGCTTGTTTGACGCGTATGCAACTAAATCGACAGAAGGCGCAAATTCCACGACCTTGCCGTTGATGAATTTCCTAGTTCCCGGATTACCCAGAAGCTCGGTCCATTGTTGTTCCGTGATGATGACGGCATGAGCTGGGAAATCTGTCGGCCATATATCAGAGGGGTAAAAGCCGGTTGGAACGCCTTCATCGGAAAATGTTGCTCGAATGGTGATCATGGCGCCCGCCCTATCGCTAGAAAATCAAACTGGATAATAACCGTTGTCGCTGCTCCGTTTATTGTTTTTCTCCACCCAAACACTGCCGGATTAATAATGTCCGGATTTCGGCTGACCATAACACCTGGATTGAATTGCGAATTGCCGTTTATGCCGACAACCACATAATCCGCACTGTCGAATGATGTTGGAAAAACTGTCTGACCATAGTGCGCCCCATCAGGCAGATTTACCTGCCCCCACTGAATCAACGTTTTGTCGGGTAGTTTCACGTAATAACCAGTCCCAGGAGCGCCGCTTCGAACCCCGCCAATGTGCCCCCATACTGCCGCGCCGGTCTGATCAGCGAGGATTGAACGCCCCAGAGCGGTAATATCAGCTAACGCCGCCTGATTTGCAGCGTTGAGATACGGAAATTTGTTTTCTGCTCCAGCGAGCGCGAGCATCGAAACTGCCCAAGCCTGAATGGCAGACTGCGATAATTTACCCTCGCCATCCGTCGATATAATCTGGTTTGCGATCAGATTCAGTGCATTCAGACCCTCTATATTACCGACATTGATTTCACGGATAATCTGGGCCAGCCGTTCGTTCATGGCGATAGCCGATGTCGCTTGCGACCGCTGTCGGTCGATGGCGTAGGCCACGCCGTCTGCATCCAAGCCGGTATACGGAATAGCCAGCGTGAGCGTGGTCTCGCTGTCCACCGTTGCAATCGGATAGGCCCCGCCACCGGCATAGAAAACGCCACCTTTGATGAGCGCCGTTTCCCACCCCGTTCCGGTACCCGTAACGGTTGGTGAACCGTTAGTCACCTTGACGGTGCCAAGCGTGTAGAATTGATCCTGATAGGCCATATTCGCTCCTACCTAAGTACATAGAGGATGGTGAGATCGGGAAAGTGGTTCATGGCTGCACGATCCCGCGAATGAAGTAGCGAACGCCGATGGGGTTCGGCAGGTCGTAGGATTCTTTCACATCGGAGCCATCAACGTAGCGCCGTGACCAGTTGTCGGGAGAAGCCCAGAACGTTGCGAGATTGTTATCGATCTGGCCGAGCATGGAGACGTTTGACGGCGGGCCCCAGCCGCCTGGATAATTGTAGAGAAGGCTCACGAATGGCGTAGAGACGCAGTTCGGGAACACAATTGAGAACTTCAGGAACGGAAGGAAGCCGTTATTTGTGAACGGCACCGTCGCTTTCACCTTGCCGAAGAGGTTATGTTCGCCAGCTGGCGCAGCACCGAAGGAAGAAATGGGGATGAAGCCTTCCTTGATGATCTGGAGCGTTGGAAAGCGCGTATCCAAGAGGATATCGTTCGGACGCGACGCCGGATCTGTCGTGCCTGGCTTTTTCAGTTGTGTGAAGGCGGTCGTTCCGTCGTGGCCGGTGAACTCGACCAGGCTGCCACCAGTCGACGTTCCCGATCGATCAACATTGGTTACGGCAAACCGGATGTCGATCGGATCCGTACCTTCGTTGTATATGGTGACCGCATTGGGGGCCACGGAATAGCTGATGTTAAACCGGGTTTCGCGGACGTAGCCGGCGGCGATAAACCCCGGCACATACCAAGGCTGCCCAACCCGCCGATACATAAACTCAGTTACTGCCGTGTCGGAAATCACCACCCCGACTGGCGGATAGAGGGTGACCGAGCTGTCAGCCGGAATATTATATCGATCGCCAGCCATAATGCACAAAGCAGGTGAGCGATCGCTGTCGATGATCTTTGTGTGCCAGCCGGCGTCATATACCCCGTAACCAGGGCGTGACAGTTTGCACTCTGATCGGTTTTGCACATAGGTGAGCAGGTTCGGCACATAATTATAGGTGCGCATCAGGGAGGCGTCTGCCGGCAGATCCCAAAGGTTCGGATAGACAACAGCCTGGTCGCGGTTATCGTTATAGACAGTGCGCACGATCGGCACCACCCATTCGCCAAGCCCGATCCGGTTCAATGCATCATTGAGCAGACCATTATAGGTGAGCTGGGGAACTTGTGTCGTGTATGACGTGGAAAAGCCGGTGACACGCAGCATGCGGTAATTGAACTGGTAGCTGTCAACATAGCCCTTTTCCGAGCTGCCACTGTCATATACGAGCTGCACCCTGCGGGTTCCCGCAGACACCCTGCCCGTATTCAGGTCTTTTTCTCGCAGTTCCGGGATCGGCGGGTAGCTCATCTCGGGAAGAATGTAATTCACCCGATAAGCAAGAATGACCGAGTTGAACGACGAACCGCCAGGACCACGGCGCCCTGATATCCGATTGCCGTATAGATCGAAGTCGATAGGAAGCGCCGCCAGGTCGGCGGCGCGGAAATAGAACGGCTCGGCAGTAAGCCCGTAACTGAGGTTCTGGTTTTCTGAATTGAACAGATAGCGGTCAAATGCATCGTTCGGCAGGGTCCGAGCATCATCGCCGTTATATTTCAGAACCTTCAGCACAGGACCTGCACCCGGCTTATACCCCTTGAAGAGCTGGGTCATGAATACATCCTGATATCTGCGAAATCGCCATAGCCCCGGATAATGAGCTTTCCGTTCGTGCTCTGCAGCTGATCAAAGAAGAGGGTCGCCAAGCGGATATCCTTCAGCTTCAACGTGCCATCTTCAAAAACGAACGGCAGATTGCGGCTTGTGCCGTCCCAGATCACAAACTGGTTCGCCAGGTTGACGATGCGGCTCTTGAGAACGCCATTGTCGAGATAGACCTGAATAACCATGCCCGATTGAATGAAAGCGTCATTCACCGTAGCGCGGGCGAGGATTGCTATTTCGGACAGAACACCAGCAGGCGGAGGAACTTGCGCCTTGAACGAGATCAAGCCGCCTGCAGAGACATTATCAACCATGGCCTGGACGCCGAGCATGGCCTCCGCAATAGCCGTGACCTCGCCATCGATTTCCGCAATCGTCGCCTTTTGCTCCAGAAATGATGCAGCCAGAGCGTTATTGGTTTTTACGACCGCAGCGGTTGTGTTGAAATTCTGTCCCGCACCAACCGCTGTTGCCGCCGCCAAACGTTCAACCAGATCATCGTAGTCGTCATTGATCTTCTGAATGTTCTTGAGCACGTCTTTCAACGACTCGCGGGTCTGTTCGAGATCGACCAGGACGCTTTGCATGCCGGTCGCAGTGACCGTCGTTTTCCAAGGCGTCCAGGACTTGAAACGATCCGGCACTGTCGTGATCGTCGCCCTACCCTGATAGAACCGGCCTGACTGGACGTTCTTGCCGGTGATGTATGTTCCATCTTCTGGAAACTTACAGGTATCTTCCAGAAGTTCCGCATCATCGGCAATGCGATAGGAAAACCGCACTTCCGTGATCGTCGGATCTTCCGGCGGCGTCCAGGTGAAACGCAAGACGGGCTGTTCATAGCCATCAGTGCCCTTCAACATCCCAACTTCAATGTTGAAGTTCTGCACCGTCGACAGCAGCGACGGATTAAACGGTTCGGTCGGGGGGATGACAATCGGACCAGGCTGAATATCATCTTCTGAATAGACGGCGCCGGATGTTTCGCTGAGAATGAGCGTGAAGCGAAAATCCTCGCTGCAGCGCCATTCCTCGACCATCCAGTCGCGACCTTCATAGGAAACCCAGTCGCCTTCCTGGGCAAATGTGCCGATACGCCAGCTGACAGGCAGCGTGACCTTGCCGCCCAGTCGCTGCTGGCGGTACCGGATGTTGAGCAGATATTGCGCCGTGTCCGCGTCCGTCACCTGCAGGAAGTCATTGGCCGTCTGCCGGCGTCGACCATCGGCTGACACATCAGCATTGACGATGATCGGCTTGAGGCTTTCCGATCCCCAATTACTTTCAGGCGAGGTAAATTGCCCCGACATCATGTTGTAGAGATCGAAGGCCGACTTGCGATAGGAGATCTCACCTTCACGCACGGCAGGAATGTCGTCAGCGCCGATATTCACAACCGGCACCTGCGGCGCACCGGCAATCACGCCTGACAAACCCCTGCGATTGAGCGCAAAGCCCGCCATCGCATCCTCAAATTCCTTGAGGATCTCGGTATGATCATCGTCGCCAGTCACCCACAGATTGCAGGTGTAGCGAAGCTTGCCCTTGCGCAATTCCTCACAAACGTTGATGGACGCGATATAGGACGATAGATCGAGCTGGCCGATCGTCTTGCCTTCACCGATGATCGTGCGGCCTGAAACCAAACCGCGCAGGCCCAACTGATAATTCATCCGCTGCAGGGCTGGATTGAGCGTGAATTCCCATGTCGCCGGATTGTCCAGACTATGCGGTCCGGATCCGCCGGCGACAGATCCATCTTTGCGCACATCATAGCAACGCAGGCCACGAAGCACCCATTCGATCTCGATACGGCCCTTTTCAAATTTGTCGCCGTCGTATTTTCGCTCGAACACCACATAGGCATGGCCGGCGCATCGGCTGGTAGCTTTCCAGCTGCGCCCCAGAAGAGCAGTATCATTGACAAGCTTCTGATCGACGGGCTGACCGGGGCGACCATCGTAAAAGCGGATCGAGATCAGATCCTCAAAACCAGCCACTCCGAAATGCGATGTCTCGCCGCCGATTACAGGGCGAGCGACCAGCTCATAGCGCTGGCCGTAAAAATAGACATACGGCTCCAACCCGTCACACCAGCCATTGGCAAGCAGATAAACATCGGCATTGTACTTATTTCCGGATCCCCATTTCGCGTAAAAAACCCGGTGCCCGCGTGTCTTGCCGACGCCAAAGAGCGTCTGGGCAGCAACGTCAGCGCCGTACTGGATCTCGCCCTGCACGGCAGAATACTTGCGGGACTTATTACGATTCAGATAGCTGGTAATGCCGAGCTTTGCAGCAAATGCCAGACCGCCAGCAATAAGCGATGCGGCCAGAAGCGAGCCGCCAAAGAGCGCGCCCGCTATGGCCGTGCCAATAGCAGTAAAAATCATAGTGATTTTGCCCTTGATGTCCGCTTAGACGCGAAACGCAGCGATACAGTCACTCACGCGGTGATATGTCGGACCATCGGCGGTTTTGGTCACAAATCGGCCTGATGCGCCGAGGCAAACACCAACGTGCTCGCCGCCGTCGATCACGATGACGACGATATCGCCAACTTGCGCCGACGCCGGCCCGATGGGAGTAAGGTGAGTTTCGAAGAAGGTCACAAGCGACTTGTGTCCGCGCCGGCGCAGCGCCTTTTGTGCCCCGGCAAGTGTTTTATAGGTTCCGCCATAGCGGCCCACCAGGTCGCGGCTGGCATCGAATGCGTCCGCCACCTGGCAACCAAGCATGAAACAGTCAGCCAGCCCATAGATGTATGGCTTTTCCAGTTCTTCCTGCAGTACGGGCCGCAAAATCTCATAGCGCGTCATCGCTGCCCCCATTCCTCGATATCAGTCGAGGTGACTGACGCATATTCCATGCATGTATCGTTTGGATCATTGTCGAACTGCTGTTCGGCCTGCGAGCGGCGCACGAGTGTTGCGCCGCGCGCCGACCGGCCAGGCGGCTGCAGGTCGATTTTAATGTTGAGCGTGCGCGTGCCATCTTTTTGCATGGCACCCTTGGGATACGTCACCCGGTCGATTTCGTAGATGTACGAAACCATCACGCCGACCACTTCATTCGTATCCCGAACACCGGCCAGATGACTGATCACAACGGGAGCGTTGAGATAATCAAATTGCTCGATCTTGGCGATCAGATCGTCCGGATCTGCCGTTGGAATATTCGAGAACTTGATCGTCCGCGTGGTCACTGAAACGCCGATCGCGCTGTTCATCGACCCCGGCTCCAGGAAGCGGTTAGGAAGGTACCGCAACCCGTTATAGGTGAATGGTCGACCACCGCGATGATACCCGACCGACCTGCCCGGCAGATCAAAGCGTATGAGATCGAGGCGCGCCATATTGCCGGTATTGACCAGAGACTTAACGGCGGGATCGAGACTATTACTCATAATAGAACATCTCCGTTGCCGAAAAACTCACGTTGCGATCGGCCATCGACCTCGGCGCAGACCAGCTGCCGGCATCAATCTGCATAAGGCAGCTGGCCTGATAGAAATTGACCACGCACGGAACTACAAAATGCTGCAGATCGACGGGATAGCTAAACTGCACGGTAGCCCGGCCCACTGCGCTGGCTGTCGCAGCAGCTACAATCCGATGCAAAGATCGAACGAAGGTCGAGCGCCTGAATTCCAGGTAATCGCCCTCGACCAGCTGGAAGCCTGCCGGCAGATCCTGCAGCTCAGCAGACACCGCACTGATGAATGACCGAACATTCGCCAGACCGGTAAAACCCGCAGGAAAGCCGCCCAGGTATTTCAACGGTTTCTGCCGATCGACGTCGTAACCCAGAAAGAAGCCGCCATTGTCGGAACACTTCATCTGAAACGCAGTCATTAGACCAGCTTGCTCACGCGTCAGAAAATCGGTTCGGTATTTTGCGACCCAGTAAGGCGTGCCGGTCGATTGAGCTTCGACCCGCCGCCCATCCATACGCTCAGTGCTAGATGGACGGATCGGATCAAACTCACATTGCGAAAATGGAACCGACGGAAGATTGACAACCGCTACCATGAATCACCGTTCTGCCGTCTGTTTTGATGGTTTTCGTCATTTTGCTGGACGATGCTCACGGCCTGTTTTCCGCTCTGCTCAAGGATGCTGCCAACGAGATCCGGAGACAGCTCGACTGTTATGACCGTTCGCCCGTCACCGCTGGAAGCGCCAGCGTCAGACGTTGACGAGCGCCCAAAGGTTCGAACCCCGAGGCTGCCATCGCTGCCACGTGCAAGCGGCATGATTGCTTCCTCACCCGCTTCACCCATCAGGCCAACGCCCTTTGCAAAAGCAAACATCGTCGGCTTTGAAACGATCTGATTGGTGAAATTGCCACTGAAAGACGACAATCGGTTCGGGAAAACGCCGCCATTTGCATAGAGTCCGACGCCTGGTGCAGAAGGGAAGAAGCTGGAGCCGCCGCCACTGAAAAGCCCGCCAAGAAAGCCGAACAGTCCGCCGCCGCCACCACCAATCCCAGCGCCAGCCTGCCCCACCTGCATAATGGCGTTGATCACGTCATTGAGCATCTTGTCGACCAAACGATCGAGAACACTGAGACCGGCTTTGCCCAGTTCCTCAATCGTTATCTTGCCGTCGTCGAAAGCGCTCACCAAAGACTGGCCGAAACTCAAAGCCATATCCCTGTTTTCTGCGAGCTGCTCATTCAAGCGGATCTGGCCTGCCAGCAACTGCCCCTGGCTGGACACTGGATCAATGCCGGAACTGCGAAGCGTTGAGGCAACGCGCTGTTCAGTCGAGCTGCGAAACAACTGGTCACGTTCAAAGCGCAGTTCTTCAGACAAGGTTAGCGCGGCAACACGCTCCGCGACCTTGCCGTAAGACACTGCCAGGCGCTCCAATTCCTGCCGATGTTCATCAGAGAGCGCCCTGCCCTTGTCCTGTGCCTTCTGGATCAGCTCAAGCTTCATCCTGTATGTATCGGCAGCAACGCCGGTTTTACCGACAAGCTGCTCTTCCAGGCCCATCTGGTCGATGCGGTCCTGTGCGGATTTCACCAAATCGCGATAGGCATTCGCATCACGCTCTGCTTGACGTTCCGCCGACGATTTTCGTGGCTGCCTCTCAAGTTCCCGCTTTTGGGTCTGAAGCTTACTGACCGCGTCGTTTTCAGCGCCGAAACGAGAATTGAAATTCAAATCGCTTAGTGGTCGATTAGGCTGTGAAGGATCATAGCCCAAGTCGTTTTTGGGTGTCGTATTGGCAAAGCCGCTGGCAGTTTCCTTGGCGAGCTGCATCGCTTCCACGAGCGAAAGGATCTCGCCACGCGCATCCCGGAGATCAGGACTCGCGAACGACAGATTATTGATCGCCGTAAACAGACGCTGCGCGCTCAGCTCGCCGCCCTTGAACTTCTCCCAGAGATCCTGAAGCTCTCGATTGGCACGGTTCGGCTGCAGTCGATTGATGGCGGTTTCGACATTTTGCACGGATGTCGCATAATCATTTAAAGTGCCGGAGACTTCACCCAGCTTGCGTTGAGACACCGCCGCCTCTTCCGTGGCTCTAATCAGTGATTGAGCAACCTCTTCTGAGATCACACCGGCCTCACGAAGCTTGCCTATGTCCTCACGGAATTTGATGACTGCCGGTCGGCCACGTTCGACTGATTGCTGGAAAGCTTCAATCTCCTTGCTCGCAGCTTCAAAGCGAGATCCAAACAGTGAAAAGCCTTCAGTTTTGGCCAACTCACCGAGCGCAACTTGTGCATCCGCCAGCAATCGCTTTCGTGCGTCACCTTGATCGACGCGAAGCTTGATCGCAACCACGGCCTCAGACTCCGCAAAAAAGCGCTTTTGGTCTTCGATAACCTTTGCGTATGCGGGACCGATCGACAGAATGTTCTCGCGATGACGCGAAAGAATGTCGTCGGCTGAGGGGATCTTGTCCTCTAGATTGATAACATACTGCAGCAACGCCACACCGGCAGCGATCGAGCCAATAGTGACCAACGATATGGGATTGACGAGCTGCATGAAAGCAGACGCGACAGACGGGCCGATCCGCTCACCGCTAGCCTTGATATCGTTAAAAACCTGCGCGACTTGCGGACCCTGCTGTAGAGCAACCGTGTAGAACGGCATAAAGCCCGCCGTCGCGACAATGTCGAAACCCTGAGCAGCAAGATTGGACGTGTTGAAGTGACTCGGGCCACCAGACCGGGCGTCATTCCGCTGCTTCAATGCCGCTATGTTTTCGAGCGCCGCCTTGCGTTCACGCTGCAACGCTGAGGTCATTTCATCGACCGAGAGCGCGCCTACGGAATGCGCCTGCCGGATATCTGCCTGCACCGCACGATACTGCTGTATCACAGCGAAGAGCGGATTGTACTTTGCCCGTAAATTATCGAGTTCACGCCCATAGGCCGCAATATCGCTGCCACGAGCATCGCTCGTAATGCCATCGGTTACGCCAAGGCGTCGATTGTAGGCGAGTTGGGCAGACTGGGCCACTGCAAGCTTATTTTGCGCGCTCGCCGCACGTTCGGCCACGAGAGCCTGCACTTCAAGCCGTTGATTGAGCAACGAAACCAACGGAGCGAGACTCACATGGCCTTGCTGCACGAGGGTCATCGCGTCGGCGACCAGACCGTATTTCTTATAGGCAGCATCCAGCAGCACCGCAGCGCGATCAAGGTCCATGCCGCGATCGACGCCACGACCGATGGCCCGAAGCGTGCTTTCGAACTTGGCCGCATTGTTATAGCCGTCAATAAGCGCCTTGCTTAGTCGAACAGAGCCATTGGCCGTCTTTTCCATCGCCGCATCAGTTTGGGCCAACGCTGCACCCACCGATTTGCTCGACTGCGCACCGGCCTTGTCGGCAGCGACCTTTTGGTCCATGCCCCGCTTATAATTGGCCGGGTCAAAGTCAGCGGCAACCCGTAGCGAACTAAGCTGAATTGTCACAGCAGCACCTCAGCTGAAAAGAATCGGTTATCGTCAACCGTAATCAGGGACAGGGAACGGGACATGGCAGTCGACAGACAACAAATGCAGGTGATTATTGGTGCAGCACTGACAGCCGCACTATTTGTTGCAGGCGGATCCGCAATCTACCTCAAGCACAAGGACGATCAGCTACGCGCCGAACAAAGTGAGAGGGATTCTATCGATAGGTGCGAAGAAGCCATAAAGCGAACAAACAAGTACTCGCTTGTCCTCACAGACGATAATGTTCGACTGGGTCTGGAATGCAGCTGGATGTATCCGCAATTCAAATGGTTCAAAGCGTTGTATGACGAGCGCTCCCCAAATTCCCCCACAAGGAAGCCCGATAACTAACCGGACTTCTGTTTCTGCAGCTCATGCAGATGATCGAGCCATTCGGCATCGATAGCCATAACCAACGCCCGGAACACATCGAACGCAACGCCCTCGATGTGATACCGTCGGGCATAAATGTCCAATGCCTGAAAGCTGATAGGGCTTTCACCCCCAAGCGCACCGTATTGGCGATCATACCGAAGGAAGTGCCAAGCGCGGATGTAATAGCCATACCATTCCGGCCCGGTCGCCTCTGGTGGAGGCTTTGGGGCGGGGATTGCATCAAATGCATCAGGCTCAGACGCTCGCAGCTTGGATAGCCAGTCATCCTGCCCCTTCCGCTTGAGCTGATAGCGGAAGGCGACTCTCAGTTTTTTTCTGCGACTTGCAGAAACTCGACCTGACGCTTGCCCACCTGACCGGCGCACCAGTACACCATATTGCGCACCAGTCGGCCTTCCTGCGAGGCAAGAAGCTGGCGAGCACCTACCGGGTGATATTTTTCATCAAGCCCGCGCCAATCGAGCAGTAAATGATCGGCGGCAAGCTCACCGTCGGCTGCACCAACCTCTTCGACCGGCACCGGGTCATTGTTGTATTTCTGCGCAAATTCCACCTGCCGTTCTGTTTTGGCGGTCAGGTAGGCTGGAAAGTTGGTCGACCGCACCTTGAACGCCAGTCCGGGCAAATCACCGAGTCCAGGCCAACTCTTGATGGGTACCCACTCGCCATCACGTTCGATTGCAACATCAGCCTTCAAGCTGCTGAGTTTGATTGTCTTTTCCATTGCATGATCCTTTGTCGGAAGGAGGCGGGACAGCGTCCGACACCGCTATCCCGCCGTTTTCGCGCGAAACCCGTATCGGCGGTACGATGTCACTTTTCGTAGTATTCGAAGCGATCCACGATCAGGTGAGCAGAGGTAAGCGGATCCTTGCTGGCCTGCCCGGTGAGCGGCAGCATCACATCCTGATTTTTGCCACCGGCAGAAACTGCACCGTCGGTGTAGACATAACGCGGCACGGCAAAGATCAGCGCCTGGCCATCCTTTTCAATGCGGGTGCTGATATTGGTCGGCGTACCTGCAAAAAGCTTGGTAAGAAGCGCATTGTTACCGAAATAGGTGGATAGCTCGATCTGTACGTCAAAGCTGCCCTGTCCGATCGCCACTGGCCCGACCTTGTCATCGCTTCGAATGGCGTTGATCATGCGGAGGTTGTTGTTCACGGACAGTTTGAAAGACTGCACGAAGTTCGGACCACCGACCGCAACGCCGTTCTCGGCAATCCTGCCAACGTTGACCGCAGCGGCCATGATCGGATTGCTGGTTTCTGGATCCGGTGTGTCATCGAGCGCAACAGTCGACTGATTACCAGTCGTGCCGCTGAACGTCATAACCCACTTGGCTATCTGTTCAGCTTCAAAGGTGAATTCACCCTGCCCAACTGCCATCGAGCTTTGTACAATATAGGTGGGCTGCGCCTGGCTCATGAAACCGCGTTCAAGCGTTCCTGTGAACAGATCTACGCCATTGCGGATTGTGTCGCCGTAAAACACGCGGATTGTCTTGCCTGCGCCGGCATTTGCAGCCCATGCAACAGGCAGATTGTCGAGTGTGATTTTATTGGCCGAGACTGCGATCACGCGCGCGAAACTGTTCAACCCCTCGGCATCGAAGCGGAAAGCAGCACCGGAGCCGCCGATCTTGATCCACTGCCCCACCAGTAGTCCAAAGGTAGTGAAATCCAATGCCGTCGACGTAATGCCGTCAGCAACCGCCTTGATGTCGCCTGCCGACCCTTCGAAACCGACAGCGGCCATGCGCGCCGTCATCGGCGGCGCGGCCTCATCAACCAGCTTATCGGCACCGACTGCCGGGACCGTTGCCGATCCCGTCGTGATTGTGAAAAGCCCGTTATTGGCGGCCTCAGCGAACCCCGACAGCCGGACAAGATGGCCCGTCGCGAATGCCGGCCCCGCGACAACAGCCACAACGCCCGTCGCGCCGGTGACATCCGAAATCACACTACCGGCAGCGCCATCGTTTTCGCGACTGGGACGAAGGGTCCAAGGGGCCGACAAAAGAGAGCGCAGCCAGCTGGAGAATGGGCTGCCATCAGGAGGAAACGACAACTCGCCGTTCACCGCGCCCTGCGACTGGACGTTGACCTTGATCGGATCCGAGTTCATGCGATCGGCGCGGATTTCTTCCGACTGCACGAACACAGGCTTGTATTGGAGGGATTCCCCAGTCAGGCGCACAACGCGCATGCGCGGGTTTTCAGGAAGTACGCCCGGCGTGAGTTCATCACACCAGGCCATGCGCAGCCGATTGCTGTCCATTGTCATGGCTCCATAGGGTTGAATTATCGGGAAGTTTGCCGGATCAGCGCGATCGGCGTTTTGTTTTCACCGGCTGCAGGTCAGGTGCAGCGAGGTAGCCTGCAGATTTCAGGCTATCGGCAGTGTGAGGCGACAGATCCGCATCGACCTCTACTTTGTCGCCCACGCCAAAACGCTGAAGCGCCGAGTTGAAGGTCTGAATTACTTCAAGTGTAACAGTCATCCTTCATCCCTCTCGAAATCAATGGTGACAGTCATGCGGTAATAGTTGCCGTCCATCTCGCCCGGCTCGCCAGCACCAATTGACGCCGTGCCAAACCTGATCGATCCGATCTCCTGTCCCCGGAACAAGTCATAGAGCTGGCGCGACAACTGGCGTGCCGTGCGCGTACCGCCGCCATTCGGGACCAGCACATGCAGACTAAGCTGGCCATTCTCGCGCCAGCGGTTCGCGGCCTGTGTCTCGGCTCCGATCGATGCCTGATCCATCAGGTCGCCGAAGACCTCGACAAAGACGAAATCTGCAGGCTCACCATCCAGCGGCCATGCCTCATTCTCAAAAACGAGAGGCGTAAGCGTCCATTGCGACCGGAGGAAATCCTCGATCGGCTCAAATGCCTGCGGAGTTGCCATAATTAGCGGACCAGATTGATGACCAGTGATGGATAGGTGAGAGGCTTGCCCGCCTCGGTATCTTTGCGGCGGGCAAGCGTTGAACGGCCTGCCCGATGGGCGCTCGACTGGCGAACAGCCTTGGCGGCGACAGTGCGCTGATGACCCTTCAGGATGTAAGGAACGAGCGGCGATATTCCGGCCGGCAAATTGAGGAATTTGACCTGCACACTGATGAATGACTGCCCGAAGCGCCGAAACATGCGCTGGCGTGCGCGCTCGAACAGACGCGGCGGCACAGACATTTTCATGGCGCCGACATGGATCTTGCGCGTGTAGGGCTGCACATTGGTGATGATAATCTCGGCATCCGCTGAGACATCATCGAAGTTTGTCACCAAGCGTTGATCAGCCAGCACAATAAAGGAATCCTGATATCGGCCTGACTTGCGCGGGCTGTATTCGCGCAAACCCGTCAGAGCTTCATTGATGACCGCTTGCCACCAGACGAATTCATATACGATCGGTCCCGGCGCTGAGACGCTTTCTTCCGGCGCATCCTTCACGCGGTTGACGTATCGCTCATAAATCGGACTCCCTTCGCCAGACCGCAACGCTTTCGCCAGTTCCTCCCTCGCCATCTTCGCTAGAGCCACCGATATGGCTTCCTGCGAAAGCCCTTCGGTTGCAACAGCAATGGCGCGATCGAAGAACTCGAATTTGGTGGTTGTAGAAGCCATCAGCCACGCACCCTCAAATTCACCCGCACCGGCTTGTCATCCATCAGGACTATTTCAGCCGACTCGATATTGGTCACTGCGCCCAGAACAACAATCTTGTCAGTCTTTCTAAGCGCCAGTGCCGGCACGTCAGGCAGCAAAACCACATTGCGGTCGCCCTGCTGGATCTGCCCCACCAATTCCTCGGGCTTGTATCCGCGAACGAAAGCTCGCACCCCTTTCGTTTCAGAAGTGATAGCGCCACCTGACATTTTGCGCAGATCTACATGCTGACCATGGCGTGTGAGCTGGCGTGTCAATTTCGCTATCGCATGCGCCGGCGTCATCCGATGATCCTCAGCGTATTGAGCAAGTTCTCTGCCGCCTGGCGCGTAACTTCTGCGGCCCGATCGGCATCCAGATATTGAGTGGTGCCGACGCCTTCAACGTCCTCAGATCTGACCAGACTTGACGGCGAAGCAACTGAAACAAGTTGTTGTGTTGCAAGGATAATGGCTTGCCGGGCACGCTGCGGGACCGGACCGATACCAGCACCGCCGTCGTATCCAGCACGATAACGGATCCGAACGGCGTCCGGCTCCTGGGCAAGATCTGTGGGCCACCGGAAGCCCGGCACACGGACCAGCTCAGCGTAGTGATTGGTTTTCGCCACACGATAGTTTTCAGGCGGAACGAACCATTTTTCACCCTGCCGATCGGTAAACTCGATAGACTCGACATCGATGACAGGAACGTAGCAGATGCGCCCGTTGCGAAAGTCAGGTTGTTGCTGTTCCAACAACTGGGGACCGAGGCAACGGCCCAACCAACCAGAGGGACCGTCGATCGCTTCCGTTACAGCCTCGATAATGGCTGCCACCAATGGATCGTCCGCGCTGTGATCGCCAGCAATATCCGCTGGCGCCACAATCGGCTCCGCCGGTTCAATAACGACGGTCCTCATGGTCACTTTTCCTTGGTTCCGGTCTTGCCAGCAGTCTCAGTACTTGCGGTTTCCTTGCGGCTAGTATCCTTGTCAGCACCAGAATCACCCGTGGTGTTGCCGCGTTCCTTAGCCGCAACCACTTCTTTTGCTATCTCAGCAATTTCGGCATCAGCGGCTGCGCGGGTATCAGCGACAAGCTGATTGATAGATTCGATTTCAGCGTCGGCTTTGGCCTTCGAGTCCGATACAATCTCGGCAATCTTGGTATCAGCCGCTTGCTGCGCGTCCGCGACCAACTGTGCGATGGCCGCGATATCGGTGTCCGCCTTGGCTTGCGCATCCACTACGGATTGACTGATCTTCTTCAGCGCTTCCACATCCGAGGCTTCAAAGCCGCTGAGATCGTCAGGGATATCAGCACCTTCCGGCACCGCCCAGCCCTGCGCGATGGCAACGCCTGCAAGCTTGCCTTCCACCACATCCCTCAGTTTGAAGTCGTGAACGTGAACTTCACCGTCCGGCACCCCCGGAAAAGCCTTAACAACTATCGCTTTCATGGAACTCTCCAATTGCAACGAAGCGCGCAGCGCCTGATTGGCGCTGCGACAGCTTCAAACGGAATTGATGGATGGGTTATGCAGCCGCGACGCGGTGATAGCGAAGCCATTCCGGGTTCCAGATGCCGCCGCCAACACGCTTGCGCGTGTAGAACAGGACGTACGGCTTCTTGGTGTATGGGTCGCGAAGGATCGACATGCCGACGCGATCGAAGATGCGATATGCTTCCTTCATATTTCCAAAGACCAGAGGAACCGCGTTCGCAGCAACGTCCGGCATGCCGGCCAGCTCGTTGAACGGATTGCCAAGCACCTGCGCTGGCTGGCCCGCCTGGAATGGCGGCTGCCAGAGATAATTGCCCTGCCCATCCTTCATCTTGCGGATCTTCGCATGGGTTTTCCGGTTACCAAAAAGGGCCGCTCCGACCGAGCGATCTTCCGGCAAACCGTAAACAAGATCGATAATGCCGTCAGAAGTCAGATCATCCGCCACACCGGTAACGACCTCCTGCACTGGCCCCAGTGGGTGACGGTTGGCTTCCGGCAACGCCGCCTCAGTGGTGGCGTCGTACATCAGGAAACCCTTTGGCTTGTTGACGCCGTTTCCGGCGACAAAGGAAATGCCTTCCTGCCGCGCAAATTCGGTATTGACCTCACTCTCCAGCCACGCTGCAAGATCAATGGAGGAATCCTCCAGTATGGTTTGCGTCGCAGCGGGATTGGCATAGATCTCACCGAAGCCGAATGAATATTCGCGAAGCTTCGATGTGGCTGTCTCTGGGCGAGCATCTGTCTCCCCAACCCAGCCGGCTTCCGTGCCGCGCATATTGTAAAGCCGCTTGAAGCCGGCACCCGACACGGTCTTAACCGCCGCAAACCGACGCATTGGCGAGACTTCTACACGGGCGTCGGTAATGCTTCGATCCCATTCAACAGGGGCACTCAAACCACCGTCAGGATCCGAACCAACCGAGTAGGCCGCAGAAATATTGCCATCACGAACCATGGCCTTCAGGCCGTTTTCGCCGTCACCGTCACGGAACCAAGAATCGAACTTCGCCTGATATTCTCGATCCTCGGCGGAGAGTTCGACATGATCCCCGCCGCCTGCGCCAACAGTCATAGCAGCGATCTTGGTGTTTGCTTCATCGAGCGCTTTGATCAGATCAGAGATGCTTGCATCGATACGCTGCACCTTTTCGGTGGTAACAACGTCCTCGAATTTCTTCTTGATGCCGGCAACTTCCTGCTCATGCGCCGCCTTGAACTCGGACCAGTCCTTGTTCATAGCTTCGATGATCGCGGTAGGATCCGACTGATCGGCCCGAACGGCAAGAATACCGCTCGACATAAGGGCGGCAGATGCAAGTGCGATACGCTTAGTCATTAGATAGACCTTTCAGGAGATTTGGAGGGTTGAACGGGCGCGCATAACAGCGTCCCGTAGTCTGTCAGCGTCTCGCTTGACGTTAAGGGCATCATCACGCTTGCCCGATTTGAATTGGGATATGAGCGCCTTGGCGTCTGCCGCGCTTGATCCGGATGCCATCAAGGCGCGCTCAATGGCCCGTTCGACCGGCACGGGCTTAGTGGACACATCGGCCTTGACCAACTTGACCGCGCCGGCAGCCATTTTCTTGTCAGCCAGACCTTTTTCGATGGCGCCAGCGGCGGAGAACATCGTGCCCTTGCCCCGGCTCTTGTCCATCCATGACAGCGCCATGGACTTTTCTACGCCAGCTCGTGCCGCATAAAGCTCTGCCATCGCATCGTCAGCGTCGGCCAGCATTTCTGCAGCGTCACGCGCATCATGATGGTTTCCTGCGATAAGTGCCGATGCCCGATGGATCATGATTACCGAACCGTCGGCCATATTGATTTCATCACCGGCCATGGCGATTACAGATGCCGCAGAACCGGCCATACCGATCACATTGATCGTCACTTTGGCAGGGTGCGCACGAAGCAAATTATAGATGGCCAACCCGTTGAAGAAATTCCCGCCCGGTGAATTGACATTGACAGTCACATCACGCGGACCAATCGCCCGCAATTCATTGCCGACACGACGTTCCGTGTTGTCGACATCCGTGAAGATCGATGTTCCGATCTGGCCGTAGATCGATATGACGGCCTCGCCCTTGCCGGCAGCAGCTTGGATCTCTGGCCGGTATTCTGCGGCCGTCTCGGCTGGCGGCTCGAAATGAAGGATATCGCTTTGCTGGAAAGCGCGGATTTCAGGCAGATTGCGAAGGGACATTGGTCGGCTCCTGCTTGACGTTGGCTGGCTTTCCCAGCGTGTTTCCATCGGGATCTTCGGGCATATCCTGCAGCCCGCGCACTTCGTTCGCCGTCATCCACGGCTGGTGACCGCCCGCGCCGAGCGCCTTGGCGAAGAACTCACCCTGATCTTTCATGGAGCCGCGCAGCAATCCGCCCGCGTTGAACTTGAACTCGTACCGTTCTTTCTCTTCGTCGGTGAGAAACGAGCGAGCGCCGGCCTGCTCCCATGCGGTAAACCACGGCTGCAGGCTGTACCGGACAAAGAGTTGACCCAGCGCATCCACGCCGCTGCCCCAGTTGGTGTCATCCAGGCTAAGAAGCGGCCTCGGCGTTCCGAACACTCGCCCGACTTCCTCAATCTGGAGCTTTCGTGTTTCCGCCTGCTGGGCATCAACTGCCGACAGTTCAAAAGGCTCGGCGTCCATATCCTCTTCAAGGAGCATCCACTTTCCGGAATTGTCTGCGCCGGAGTATTTTTCCTCGAAGCCCTTTTTGATATTTGCCTTTGCTTCCTCAGAGAGCTTCTTCGGGTAACGGATCTTGCCCCCAACCATCATGCCGTTTGTGAAGAGGCGAACGGCGGCATTCTGGGTCTGCATGGCAAGCGCGATCGCTTCAGCCGCCGCCTTCACCAAAGACATGCCATTGAAGCCGTCATCACTCATCCCGCGCAAATGGAAGATATCGGTTGCTGGAAACTTCCGAACCGAACCGTTCGGCAGGGTCACGGAATACTCCAGCGACCAATCCGGAAGCTGGCGAACAATGACCCGAGACGATGGCAGTGGTACAAGATGGATGATGCGCCCCATCGATCGCACAATCAGGGCGTAACCATTGCCGGTCGTGAGCGCCTGATACTGCAAATACGCCCGGAAATCGAAGGCGGTCTGCCAAGAGTTCGGTTGGCGATGTAGCAGACGAAACAGCGTGTGCTCGCGAGCCTTTTCCTTGGTTTCCGCATCAAGCAGATGAAAAGGCAACATGCCTATTGAGTTAGAGATCAGACTTACGCTTCGAAACACAGCGGGGATTTTCATCGCATCCGCGACGGAAATCGATACCCCTGATTGCGTCGTGTAGACTTCGCGCAGGGCCTTGGCGATATCGTGAGAAGTGATGACGCCACTGCCCTGTGATGGCTCTGCCATGGCGCTAATCTGCAGATCCCCGCGAGCATCAGCGCTGCGGCGAAACCAAGAGCCTAGAATTCCCATGGATTACACCATTTCTATGCCACGCGTCTCGTAGACCGATGGCCCTTCGTTTTCGCTTGCGAGGCTAAGTCCGACAGCCATGATGCTGGCGACGATACCGTCGATCTTCTCGGCGCTCTTTTTCTTGGTGGGCGCATAGTTGAGGTTTTCATCAAACCTCACAGCCGTATTGCGAGCCATCCACTTTAGGACTGGATGCCCGCCGTGATCGAACATTCCTGACATGATAAGGCGCTCGACCTGTTTGGTTGGCTCTCCGAGAGTGGGGATGCCTTGCCGCATCAGGGCAAACAGATCCTCATCAACACCGGCCTTCTGCATGTCGGTTATCAACTTGGTGGCGTTCCACGGATCGTAGCCGATATTGAGAACGTCATAGCGCGACAGATCCTCTTCCAGCGCTTTCTTGACGTAGTCCTGATCGACGTAATCACCGGGCGTTAACTCAAGCGCGCCCATCTGCACCCATTTGTCGTAGGCCAGCTGATCGTTTTTAGTACGCCGGATCATGGTTTCTTCCGGCACCCAGAACCGGGCGGATATAATCCACCTGCCGAAGTCCTCATCAGGCGGGAAAGCCAGAATCCGAGCAGTGATATCTTCGTTCGAGGACACGTCGAACGCCGCATAACAACGACGCCCCTCCAGTCCCTTCCCCTCGGCCCAGCCCTTCCATGCCTTGGCGTCTTTCGCACAGGCATCCCATTTTTTCATATTGAGCCAGCGGGAAACGGCATCGATCCACTGGTTGCAGTGGTAACAGCGGAAACTCTGCTCCGCGCGGGGATTGTCTTTAGCGTCAGCCACTTCGCGCCGCAGAAACTGGATCGTCGGCGACACACCCAGCGACGGGTTGGCTTTCGGCCAGTTGGCCTCATCTGCCCAGTCATCATCTGGATCCAGTGCGAAAATCACAACCAGAGTGGTGGGATCGTCAATGCGCCCTTCCAGAATGGCGGTGCTACGTTCCCAGAGGCTCCAACCGGTACGGTTCGATTTCAGACCCGCTGTCGATGCGTATAGCTCCATCGGCTCAAGGCGGGCACCGGTACCTTGGCGCAAAGTGGTGGCAAGCTCCGCCGTTTCCCACTCGTGCATTTCGTCGCCAACGATGACGGTAGGCGATCGACCGTGCTTTCCTTCAGGCTTGCCAGTAAGCAGCTCGAACAGCGAACGGATCTTCGGGATATAGATCGACTTCTTGAATGACTTCGCATCGCCCAGACTGGGCGACATGCTGATCATTGCCTTCATCTTGTCGAAGACGATCTTCGCCTGTTTTTCATCGCGGGCGAAGGCAAAACCCTGCCCACCGATCACGCCATCGAGAATGAAGAATAACAGCGCCAGAGCAGACAGAAACTCCGACTTGCCGTTCTTGCGCGGCACCCAGAGCATGAGGCAACGGAATATGCGGACATGAACACTGACAGGCTTGCCGGTCTGTTCGTCAATAATCTCAATCGGCGCTTTCCAGCCGACCAGCAAGCGAACAATGATTTCCTGCCATAGACCCAGACGAAATGGCTTGCCGGCGAAACGATCTTCCGTCAGGCGAAATACCTTCGGGAACAACTTGACGGCAGCATCAGCTTTCGCGTGATCGAACCATGCGCCCTCGACTGCTGCGCACCTTTGCCATGCTATCCGCGCCCACGCCCAACCCCGAACGTCTGCCGCTTCCCGAAGCCAGTCAGGTTCGGGGATTGTAGGCGGTGCAATCTGCTGACTGGCTTCCGCCGTGATGGTTTCCATGGCCTCAATTAAGTTTGCCGGGCGGCGGCGAATTGTGTCCGCCGAGGACGCCGATCATGTCCTCGGCGATGGCTTCGCCCGATGGAGTTTCTAAAGGTGCGTGGTCATCCGGCGCATCTGCCGGAGAGTTCCCGAAGAGTGGCAATCCGCCGAGGCCGGCAGCTGCAGCCTGATCGCGCATGATCTTGTATCGAGCGTCGGGCCGCATGCCGAATGTTGCCTCCAGATCCCGCAGCATCTTTTCGATATCTTGGCATGCCTGCCATGCGGGATGGCGCTTTTTGGTGCGATTGCCGTTCGTGTCGGTTGCCTCGAACCAAGTTCCCTCTTTCTGAACCGACAGATCCGCCGCGACCCATTCAACGATGTAACGGCAGTACCGACCCAGCGCAGATGAATCGAGATCGGAAAGAAGATTGAGCCGCATCAATTTTGGCGCGAGGTCGTTCCAGACTTCGGTCGCCTTGCGGCTTCTCTTCAGCCATTTCGGCGGCTTGACGTTGCCGACGGCAACCGGAATGACCTTGGTGGCGTTTCGAACAGCTTGTGTTTCCTGCTGCGAAAGCCGCTTTCCGGGCGATCCTTTCGCGACCTGTTGTTCTGCCGTGTCGGGCTTGCGACCACGAGCCATCGTCCGCCCTCCATCATGGCGAGAAAAAAATATTTCGGTAATTTCGCGGCGACACACGCGTGCACACCCACCGGTCCGGCCCCTCAAAGGCCCAAACTTTCGACCGCCCCCCTATGCAGGGAACCTCACGTTCGACGCATTGCACATCGAGTGGATCTGGCCCACCAAGCTGAATGGCAAGCAATCCTCGACCGCATGGTCTACCCTTATCGGAAGAGATGCGCCCATCAGCTCATTCAGATGGCAGGGCTGGTTCACCACAACAATCCGACACCGATTGGCGACCGCGTCACCCCGGACAGAACGCACCATTGACCGGACGTAAGCTCGCATCGAAACACTATGAACGACAACGAAAGCGCCCGTTTCAGGCAGCGCCTGCACCATGGCTTTCGTCAAGCCCTCACCACGCATGGTACGCCTCGCATTGCTATCAATTGAAAATGATGCGGGTCAGATGAACCGCCGCCTTGCTGTTCAAGCGGAGATCCGCCGCATTTAGCAGCCCTTGCTCGTACTGACGCTCCAGCTGCTGCTTGACGATATCGTGGTGCTTGGTGCAGCACGGTTGCCAATTGGCTTGATCCCAGAACAGGACATCGTCGCCCTTGTGAGGAATAATGTGGTCGACAACGGATGCCAGCTCGACCCGATCGACAGCTTCACAGCCGATGCATAGCGGGTTATCCCGCTTGAAGGCTGCTGCAGCCCTGTCCCATCTTGCTGTGTAGCCCCGCTCGCGGGCGCTGCCCCTTCTCGCCTCATAGTCACGTTGCGATTGCTGCACCGTGCCCAGATGAGAAGGCCGGAAGGATTTCGGCTTGGAAGCCATCACCGGATCCGATTGATAATAACCCGCTCAATTTTGTTCGAGCGTAACGCCAGTGATAGCAAGCCATTGCTTGAGGTCAGCACAACAGACCTCTGCTGTGGTTTCCTCTTACGCGCCACGCCCAGTATGCGCAGGAAAGCCCGACGCTTCATAATGGCCTCACATATGGTGAAATGGAAAGAGCGCCTCGCGGCGCTCATTGTCGTCGGTGAATATTGGACATAGCTTACGCACTGGCCCTGAATCGATGTCTGCCATGCTGGCAGTCAGGGCGGGGTCCGAGCGCGACCACCTCAGGAACTAGTCCCCACGTTTTACCGTGTATCGAGGTTCACTATTCATACCGGATCATCCCGTGACCGGATTACGTTCATAAAGGTTCGAGAATTGCAATAGGCACCGTCATGGCAACCGGTCTGCCCATGACCGAAACCTCGACCACAACCAGACCATTTCCTTTCGAGCCGCCAGAGACCAACTCAGCACGGCACCCGGCAAATGGGCCGTCAGCAACCCGCGCCCATTTCACACCAATGAACCTGCGATGGAAATGTTCATAATCGTATTTACCATCTTCCGCTTTCGCTCTGAAAACAAAGACCTTTTCAGCGCTGACAAGAAATGGCGTCTCGTACCCACCGAGGATGGAAATGACATGATCGAAGCTCAACAGACCGGCAAGGCATTCGTTCAAAACTGCACAGCGTACCAGCACATAACCATTCATGACGGGCTGCTGTTTGGCCGGAATGACTCGATGCTGTCGACGAACTACTGGACCCATTTTCATGGGGACAAGCACTTCAATATTCTCACTGCCGAGCGCATCACGTACCGAAAGTTCGCGTCCTGACACCACTTGAAGCACCAGCCACGGAGAATCATCGCAGACGCGATTCGCTGCAGCGGCCCTCATTCGAGCTACCCGTCGGCGCTCAGACAGCACCTTGTCTATAGCTCTGCACTGGTCAGTAGTCGGCTGCATTGATAGCGCCGCGTCGATCTGCTTGCGGTCAATTGCCATCATGTTCACCCAATCCCCTCAAAGCAGATTCAAATTCATAAAGCGC